AACCAATCGGGTCTCAGGCAATAACGTATTTTACTACTGTAGTAATGCCCGTTATTTGTTGGTATACAGGAATCCAACCTCCCTCCTTTTATATTATGGTAAGACCTTCGGGTCTTTTTTTGTGTCTAGGTATAAACTCGTAGGCATTTATTTTTGTGACTAAAATGCTGAAATGTCTTGGTATAACAATAAATAGTGGTAGAATTAGGATTAACAAGATGTAACCAAACCTCTGTTGTTATGAATGTTCGAGAATGGAAAAGCACATGCATCACAATCTAGAATCACGCAATCAACTTTCTGCTTGGAGTCATACAGTAGATACATATATCCGAAGAGAGGATCAACTACTGGATGAATATTACGAGTGTTTGATCGATTGCGATATTGGCAAGCACGCGAGTGAATGCAAACGCATTTGTAAAGATATTTTAATCACCTAAACGAAGAAAGAGGGGGTCAAAAAGACCCCTCTTTTTTTATGCTAAATACTATTATCACAATGGACTTACATTATGGATTATAATCCTTATTCTCCTGAGTGGCATCGAAAAAGGTATCTACAAGAAGCATTGTTCAAATACCTTGACGACTATGTTGCGAATGATATTATTATAAATGATATCAAAGATATTCTTCACAGTAGATCTGATGAAGCATATAAAGAGTATACAAAACTCAACCAACTCCAAGCCAAACTCAGCACTGATTAAAAAATGCTTTCAACCCAATACCGACTCCGATTGGAGTCTATCTGCAAACAGATCGTAGATGGTGAAAATGTCAAGCTAGAAGACATGATTTGGGCACAAAAACTAGCAAAAAGAAATACCACTGCTGCAACTTGGATGCGACAAGCACGACAGAAAGCAGCAAATCCCGATATGAAAAAGGGAGGTACCGATGATTTTCTGAATAAGATGGGGTTAGGAGAACCCGACCCATCTGATTATAGAGAAGGGTTCAATAGTGCTGACGATATAGGTGAATGGTTTAATCGAGATAAACCTGACGATTGGAGACAACGAGACTAATGGCAAACTGGTATCAAGACCAACTAACAAACAGGAATTTTCTATCCCCTATAGGATTTTTATTCGTATTGAATAAAGCTAAGAGGGTATCTTTCTTGTGTCAAAAAGCAATGATACCCACGTTAGAACTAGGACAAGTTGATATTCCTACAGCAGGTTTTGTTCCTTTACCTAGAGAGGGTAATATACAATACGGTGCATTAAGTCTTGAATTTATAGTTGATGAAGATCTAAGAAACTATATGGAACTTCATAACTGGATGCGTGCATTAGGAACACCACAAGACGGATTAGAAAGAACTGATTGGAATGCAAGATTTGCAAACGCACCTTCCGAAGATGCAAGATTCTCTGATGGAACTCTACAAGTATTAAATAATAACAACTTAGCAAACTTTGACGTAGTATTCAAAGACTTATTTCCTATATCACTATCTACATTATCATTTGATTCTTCATCTGATGATAATGATTATATGATTGCAGAAGCAACATTTAGATATATGTTGTACGAAATAAGAAATGTAAATACACAAACAAGAAGATGAAGAAGTTCAATCTATTTAAGTTTGAGCATACATGGGGTGGTAATGATAACTGGTATACTAAATCTAGAAGGTGGGCAAAGAAGCAACCCTTTCCTCTAAATCATTTAGTTACAGGTTTTATAGAATGGTTGCATATTCAGTGGAATGATGGTAAAATAATTATGGCTATGGACGACGTTGATCGTCAGGTAGATAAAAT